CTCCTTTCTTTTTAATTAGTTGACAGTAGTAATTTCGCCACCCGTTACCGGACCAGGACTCGAACCTGGATGAAAGGACATTCTTGACTCAAACAAGAGTTCTTGGTCTCTATTAAGAGGACTTCACCTTTCAGGAACCTGAACCTGGGTCTACCGATTGACAAGCTCGGAAAGTTTCACCAATGTCGTCCGATAGTTGACTGGACACTTGCCAATCCCGCTACTGCCAGCTTTACAGCTAGAGCATCACACTAAAATGGAATATCATCTTCTGGTGGTGTCAAAGCCCAATTCTTAGTGTAATGCTCAGTTATTTTTTTGGAGCGATGTACTTCTTCACTGAATTACTAGGTCCAAAGCCTTCATCTTTCTTCACTCCAACAATCACCCAGCCTTCTTTGCCTGGTAGGTCATCTTCCCAATTAAAAGGGCGACTGTAGTCAACTTCAAATGATGCTGCGAACTGCTGGAATTGATATAAAGATCGTGAGTATGACTTTGCATCTAACAACGCCTTATCGAGTTCCCAGAAGAAATCATTAAACTCAATTACCATAGGATCATTTGGTACGTCGAAGACTGGTTGATACCAAGTGCATCCATTGAATCTTTCACTTTCACTGATGCCAGATCTCACGGTTATGATCCTTGCCTTTACCTCTTCTCCTGCCTTTAGAACTTTTGGTTCAGGAGCGCCTGCAATTTCTTGTTCTAAATCTGTGTAATCCGTTAACATAGTGTTAACCTCCTATTAAAGGGTTAGTGGTTGTCCTTCTTTCATAAGTTGTTGGCTGTTCTGAATCTTGTTCACATTGTTGAAGTCGAGGAGCCATTGGCTGTGGAATCATTACAGTCTTATTAAACTCCTTTTCCATCTCATCTGGGCATTCAAGGAAATCAGTGAGAGCTGCTATCAATGATTCTTTAGTCTCAAACGCAAACGTTCCACATCCTACAGTTACTACAAAACCACAGTTTGATGTTGGTGTTATAGTAATGACATGTCTGACAACTTTACCAATTTTCATTTAGTTTCACCTCCTTTCATCATTAGATTGTTCATAAATTGAACGAACTATTAAACCTCCAGCTTTGGTTTATCTTCCCAGTTAAGTCCAATCTTTTTAAGCAGAGCTTTAATATCTGGCTTTTCCCTATTTTCAAGTTTCATATTCTTCCTCAGTCTAGACCTAGCAATGTACTTTCCTTGGGCCTCAACCAGCATTTCCCTTTCTACCCCACTTGATGTTTCTTTTCCAAGTATCACATATAGTTCATCGAATTGGAGGGGTACGGTTATAACTGCTTGACCTGTTACTAGCATTCTGTAGATAAGTCTCTTTATGGGTTCTCCCTCCTTGGTCATACCTGTTACTTCCTCTATTTCTTTTAAGTGGGCTGTTAAGATAAAGTCACAAGGTAGGGACATTAACTTTTTTATTCTATTTATTATGTTAATTTTCTGAGGCTGGTAGTCTACTCTAAACTGTGGTAGCTGACCTGCTCTGTTCTCAGCTGGCTTTTTTGAAAGTGTATATGGATCAGCAAGTTGATAATTCATAACTGCATCACCAAACGTACTTAGACTATCCAACATATAAGTCCCAAACATATCAAAGTATCCTTGCTCAATTCTTATGTCTGTAGTTCTCATCCACTCCTTAAACACACTAGGATTGTAAGGATCTTCCTTCTCCCACCTTGTATCAGCCATTATACAGCCATTTGGATTCTTGTCTGTGATTATTAGATCTTCAACACTCTTTGTCCCACCAGGGTCAAAGGAATCTATGTGGATAGGTTTACGGGCAGTTCTTGCAAGATAAGTCTTTCCACTTCCAATTCCCCCACAGATAAGAGCACTAAATCGCTTTTGTAAAGGGTCGTTTGAGTAGTAGTCTTTTACTCTTTTTAGTTCTGACTTTGCATCGTAGGGCATTTAGGTTCTCCTTTCCAACCATTCATAGATATTCCTTCTTACATCTTCAAAATCAGATATATGAAGATCTATGTCAAGTTCTTGAAACATATCTCTATATCTCCATTTCCACGAATGTCCAAGTAGATCTTTTATAAAGGAAATTAAAGATTCATCATCAAATCTTATTCTGACTTTCTTTTTCCAAGGTATTTTCATCTCTTGACCTCCAGGTTATTAATAGCAGCTATTATATGTTGGATAGATAATACCTCTGCTGCCTGTTCAAATATCTTTGTTTCTGTCCTCTCAATCTTTGTCCCTGTTGGTACATAGCCATACATAGCTCCATCATCATATTTGTTTCCAGTGTCGGCTATTACATGATATTCACTACCTTCGACTTCCATCTCAGTTATTAAATCAATCCTTACTCTTATTTTCATCTTCCTTCCTCCTCACATTTTTCACAGTCTACTTCACCAACTGCCTGATTTAAGTCCCTATACATACTCCCAAAGAAAGTAGCTTTACATTTTAGACATTTGTAGACTATTTCAAATGTATCTCTTGCTTTGTTTATATCTGAAAAGTCTACTTCCATTGTTATAGTTTTACAGTCAGGGCATTTCATCTTGATCTATACTCCCATATCCACTTGTACACATACCAATTATGATAAAGTGTACCCTTCCTTAAAACAGCTTCTAACCAAGTCCTTCTTTCAGCTCCGTCTGGATAGATATAAACTGTGATTGGTCTCCAAGCAAACCAGAGATGCCAACATTCTCTTGATTTCTTTCTATATTCATATGTTCTGATAGTAAACCATTTCATCACTTCCACTCCAAGTTCATTTTATTAGTAGTCTCCATTGTCGAAGGATCCCAAAACTCAATTTTAAAACCGAGAGGTGGCTGATCACATCTTTGCAATGGATTAGACCAGGACATACAGTAGTCATGATAGACACAGCCCCAGTAGTTGGTACATGAAGTTGGATTTTGCTGGAAGGCCATTAGAACTTGATCGCCTTCCTTACAATGTGATAGTCTATTTTCATCACGGTCTATGTCGTCGAGATACTGATTAACATTCCATAGCCAGACATTCATTTGATCCGGAGATTTAAAAGCAGGAACACGTTGAAAGTTAATATGATACCCAGGACCTCGATTTGCACTTCCACGTTTAAGGAATTCAAAACAAGTACCGCAAAACTCAACTCCAATCACATCTTCAATAGGATACATACAATATAGACAATGTGTGTAAGTTCCATTTTGGATTGAGAGATAGAACTTCTCACTCCACTGACGACTGAACTTCTTAGCCGACTTATGATCCCAGGAGAATACTTTTCCATCTTCCTTTCTGCGTAAGACACTATCCATTCGATAATATAGTATACGATCTTCGTCGACAGGAACTGATCCACTAGTTTCAGTCTGAATTAGTTCGTTTTCGACTAGGTCAGACCCACGCTCGTTAGCGAACTTTAGTAATGCCTCACCTACGGCCATAGGATCTTTTGGTTGGTAGAGTTCATCAGTCTCTTGATCAAACTCTTTTCGATAGTGTTTGATGAAGGCTAGGTAGGCACCTTTTACGTCTCCGTAGCCGTGGATTAGTTGATGTTCACGAGCTTTGTGCCAAGATTCACCAAAATAGAGGTCATGTGCTGGTTTGTCAATTCTCCAACCAAGAATGTGCTCGAAGAAGTATTTACGAGGACATTCAAGATAGACGTCAAGCTTGGAGGAGTCTCGGATAGCCCAGGTAGGATGTTCAGCTATTGGGTACATAGTTTAACTACCTCCTTATCCTTTGAGGCCAGCTCAAATCCTTTTAATGCTTGCATTACATTTGGCTCAAGGTAGATTTTGTCAGTTGGATTTGCATGGTCATTAGCATGTAGCCATATACCATGACCATCGAAGATAGCATATACACCATCTCCGAGATATGATGCAGGCCTTTTTTCACCGTGGAAATCTATAATATACATCTAGTCCTCCTTCACGTGTACTCTAAAATCTACACGTTCGTCAGTTTCAAGTACCTTAATTGTTACTTCATCCTCCTCAAATCCATAAGGATGGACACTTTCGACACTAATGTGAAGAAGTTTACCTTCAAACTTTTTCCAGTTCATTTATCTTACCTCCTTCCTCAGTAAGTGCTGGTCTAGAAGTTCTTGTGTCATGCGAAGAATTCTGTTAGATAATTCCTTTACTACACTACTATCATAGTTACCTTCTGGACAGTGTACACAGTCATTGTAATCTCCCAGCGCTTCCCTTCTCCACTTCTTCAAAGTTCTTTCTGTAATAGTCATTCTCTCATCCTCCATGCTCCTTGCAATATTTTTGTGGTGTGCACTTACATTCAACTGAAGGTCGCTCATCTGTCCTATTCTCTTTACATCTTGTAATAGTGCAAACTTATCATTTCCCCAGTCTGAGAATTTAATCCGAAGTACTTTGATTGACTTAATGTCTTTTAGATGAGTATTAAAACAACCATCTTGAAAAAGTGTCCCTTCTTGTTTATAAGTATACCCAACATAGAAACCTTTCTTTGGATGTACCAGTTGTTCCCTCAACCACTTTCTTTCTCCGCCGGCAAACATAGGATTCATAGTTGCTTTGACTACAACCTTCTCTCCCATTTCAAAGTATTCCATCTTATTCTCCTTTCATCGTTAAAGATTATCTTCCAAAACCTTAGTACACTTTTCAATAGCTACTTGCTCAAGTAATTCTAAAGATTTAGTCCTTTCTATTCTCAATAGAATAATAGCATTCATTCTTGCAGCTTCCCAAACTCTCTTAGATGCATGTTCCAACTCAGGATTAGGAGGAAGAAAGTGATTATTCTGAAACCACCAAGCTTCAAATATAGTTTTGCTATATGATAAGGTTTCTTTCAAGATACTCTCCTTCTTTAAACAGTAATAGATTAAGTCTCCCATGCTTTCTTGCAAATATAGCACATGCAATGGAGTTCATTACATTCAAGCTACATGGAACTATATAATCATGTTCGTCTGAATCTTTCATAACATCATTAAACTTCCTATGCATATGATTAGTTGCATAACGATTCATAGGACCTTCAGATAGGAATACTATCTCACCATAGCTTTCGGCTGGTGAGAAGTCGTGAGCTGAGCGATTTACAATGAAGACCTTTTGCATTTTAGTCCTCCTAATTTAGCCATCTACATAGAAAGTATATAGCTACGAGAGTATTTGGGAATATACACAGTGGAGTAATTTTCGTAGTTATTACAAGAATTGCGAAGACTCCTGCGAAAATTAGATTTAACAGGAAATAGAATAAATCTGGCATTTTAGTCCTCCTCTGGTTCTACACTAATATCATTCTCAGGTTGTGAGTTAGGTATAAACTTTATAAGATCACGAAGTCCAGCTGGAGCTGTTGAGGTTAGTAGTTCCTTACGTAGATGTTCCTTGTCACGTTTGTCTCCAGTTATCCTACCAGTCTCTACACCTACTGGTCTGAGACCGTTCAATTTTTTAACGAACTTGAATGAGTCAAATAGTTTATCCAGCTTAGATGAAGTCTTGTCTTTCTTTTCAACTGGATTGAACTTCTTAGCTTTCCTCTTATCCATAGCCCATTCACAAAATCTACCTTTCTCTATAGTACATACCCCTAGGAGAAGGTGTTTATCGTCACTCACCTCCGATCCAGCTAGACACACACCTTCTCCAGTTCCAGGTAATGGATAGAACTCACATCTATCAATCGGCAGACAGTTGTGAGGTTGAGTTAGATTAAAGACCTTCCCTAGACTTGGAACTGCCTTTTGGATAATGTATAGTTCCTTGCCGCATTCTGCACAATATAGATCTTTCATTTTAGTTCTCCTTAATCACTACTCTAACCTGTTTCCAAGGCTTTTCGTCTTTGTCAAGTTCTATGATTTCGCAATACATACCTGGCTTGAGTATGCTAGTTACCTCAGCACTAATCTTGGCAGGTATATAGCCTATCATTACATTAGAATCATGACCTGAAGCTGAATACTCAAGCCTCACGGCATTAGTATCGTACTTGTTCAGAGGATCAGGTTCCATCAGTAGATGGTCACCAACTTTCATTTCATCTAGACATTTATAGATATCATGATGCCTGATGCCTGCTACGTAGAATTCAAATGTTTTCTTTTCCATCTTTCTTCCTCCTAAGTATTTTATTTGTAATCCTTCCACACTTTCTACATTTATACTCACCTTTGCTTTTATCTACTGATTTCCAAGTATCTTGGTCACATACGTAACATGATGAGATTGGGATAGGGTTCATATGGTAGGTTCTCCTTTCTCGTTGATTAAGTTCCACTTTTTCATAATATCGAAGTAATGTTTATCACTGTAAGGTGGAGCAATGTTGTTACATACAGCAAGTGAATTCTCAGCATTCATTCCAAGACATTCACAATGACAGGCTAGTGCACGAGCGTGTATTTCATACATTAAGATATCTACTGTTAGATTAGTATATTTATCTATAATTTCCTTACCTTTCATTCTACTACCTCCAAATTAAAAGTTCCTTTAGGTATCTTCTTATTTGTCAAGTGCTGGTAATGAACAATGACTGACTTTCCAGGAAGACTTTCTCTATCTCTCCAAAGTCTTTCTCTGTCATCGTCATCAAGCCCAGCACTAACGGAGAAGGTGGTTCCATCTTCGCTCGCACATATAATTGAACCAAGACGCCCTTTTGGTACTCCGTTAATGGATACTTCTTCATTCCATCCTGTGATTTCATAAGTGTCTTTCCTTTTAGGCTTAAACTTCATCACCCAGGTACTACGTTTATGCTCATAGAATGTATTAACGTTGCGTATTATAATACCTTCATATCCTTGACTTAGGACATTATCATAAGTTCTTTTAACGTCACTTAGATTATCACACAGCCAAAATGGAGATACTTCTATATGCTTGAACTTAAATTTCCTTATCCCAAGAATTGTAGCTATCCTTGAATGTTGAGGTTGGTCATCTATCACATCAAACACATGAAATTTAATGAGTTTATGTTCATAGTGTAGATTGACAGTTCTTGATGTGATAGATAATATTTCCTCAAAACTAAGTTCATGACGATAAAGTTCACCATCAAGTTCAGGTCCTGGAGAAAGTGACTTTAACTCCTCATTAATGTGAGGGACACTAAAGATCACATTCTCTTCACTTGACAATAGAATATACTCACCATTTTCAAGTGGAACTGCACGACAGCGAACTCCATCATACTTAGGTTGAACTATGTAAGGAGGTTGCCATTTAGCTAATCGCTTCTCCTCGAAAGGGTAACACTTCATTATCCCTTTCCATCTCTGCCATTGGTTAGTCATCACTTCCCTCATCACTACACTCTATAACATATTCCATCTCAGCTTCATCAACTGTAACTTCCTTTTGGACCTTCTTGATCTTTCCTGTGGGAACTGCTATGATTCTGCATAGATCAGTAGGCTTGGAGTTTACTGTAAGATATATCTGATATTTTCCGTCGTCTATTACTAGTTCTGTATAGTGAGATATATTACTTTCTTGAACATCTCTTTTCCAAGCTATATTAAAAGTATCTGATAACTTTGAAATGATGTTTTCTTCAAAGTCTTCAACTGAGTCTACTGAGATGTAAAGGAAAGCATTGTTGGAATAGATATTCCCTGAGCATTTAATATTCTCAGGAAACAGTGGATTTATTTTCTCAAGGTAGGATTCAACTAAATGTTCTGCCTTAATTAAGATCTCATATTCTTTTCTTCTGTCCTCAAGCCTTTCATTTAATGACTTCATTATCTTATTCTCCTTTCATCTTCGTATTTAATTATATCTTTTAATACCTCTATAACACTTAATATCTTCTCCCTATTAAATTGTGCGAATTGAGAGTCTATGCTAAACTGAGCACATACTCCTTCTTTAGACCCTCCAAAGAACCTGGTAATCGAAAATGAGGAGACTTCATCCTCATACACTTTTGTAGACATTTTCTTATTCTCCTTTCGTTAAAGACTGTTTAAAAATTGAACGAACTTTGTTTACATATCCAAAATGAACATTTAAAGGTTAAAAGAATGACCCTTCCTAATGTTAAGGCCAAGTGGCATAAGAAGGAAGGGTCAACTTAGGAGAAGAGTTACGAAAAACGAACTTTATTCTGCCGCTTCCCTCAACATGGCAAGCATCTCTGCCTGACCTTCTGGAGTGGCCATCTTGAACTTGGCAATGAAGGCAGTCTGTACATCTACCCTACCACCAGTCCTTGCAACTCCCATGACAGTTTTCCCGAGAGCATCTTGAATCTGTTCCTGAGAACTCCCAGCCTTAAGCATTGTTCTGATCCCTGACTGAATTGGACTGACCCTGAAGTTAGCGAATGCATTACTTAACATCGCCTCCTCCGTACACCATTCTAGAGCTTCCTCATAAGAATCTGGAAAGTCTACAAGAATGGTTGCAGGGCCGAGGGCTGCCTGAACAATCCTTCCATCTGCGTCTTTCTTCTCTGGTACCTGAGCTGTAACTTCTTTCTGAATCATGGTTTTACCTCCACTTTGTTAAAGGTTAATGTAATGTTACTGTTAAACAATGTAATACATTATACACGTAGTTTTGGGGTTTGTCAACCCATTTTTACGCACATTTGCTTCAAGTTACCGTCACAACCAACTCCTTCTTAATCTCACCTCCCTTGCGAGAAATAAACTGTGGGAAGTAGATCACCATCCACTCTGCATCACCTTTCTTTCCATACTCATAGCGATCTCCACCGAGTTTCTTCGCAGGCCTAGTTAACTTAAATTTAAATTCAGTTGTCTCCATTAGTTTTTCACCTCCTTTTTATACATGTTAGTTCATGAGTACATTCATGATCTGAAACTTCCTTAGACAATTCTGATTCAAATATATCTCCATGTTGAGGATAGAAGTACAAATTAATTACCTCATCAGTTGATACCTGACCTATATGAAGAACAAACTGCTTGTCTACATATATGTCAAGATCTCCGTGTTCTATCTCCACTATCTGCTTATACAGCTTAGGTTTCTTCATCTCCATTCACCTCCTCTCCATTATCGTAGTCTTCATCTTCATCAAAGTCCAAAGTCACTCCAATCTCATCCGCAATAGCTAAAATCTGCTGCTTAGTTAACTTAACCAACAACTTCTCCTGCCTCTTTGACCTCCTCTCACCAGGATCTGGTAATTTAGTAAGTTTCTCCTCAATAGCCAGTGCTCGATCTGCCTTCTTATGTCTCTCATTCCATCTATCATATATCTTATGATAAGTTGTGAGAATAGACTTAAGTTGACAGATAGTTACATAGGTTTCCCTACACCTATGTTTTCCCTCAGCGCTCTGTAGTGTTAGAGCATCTTTTTCTTCTTGCGTTAGCATAGTTACCTCCAGACTGTTTAATTTTTGAACGAACTATCTCCAAACAAACCTGTCACCATCCAACTCCCAACCAGTTGTTTCCACATTCAAAGGATCAATGTCAAAGGTTTCCATCACATCTATATGCAATCCTTTACAAATAGCTCTAACACCACCATTCTTAAGTTTAATGCAGATAGCTGTTACTTTACCTGAGTTCTCTTTGATTGTTTTAGATCGTTTGTTGTAAGATGGTTTTGACTGGTCTTGCTTAAAAATAATAGGCATTCTTGTCCTCTCAGGACGTATTATACGAATATGTTCTCCTAAGATTGTGATAGACATTTGGTCACTCCTTCCATTAAGACAAGAAGCTTAATTAGTCTTTCCTTGTTTACAGATATACTGCCTGCATAGAGACTAAAGCATCCAATTATATAGTTCCTAAACGCTTCATCTCTTTCAAACATCATAGTAATGTTAAACAGGCTAATTTGTTCATCTTCGGTTAACTCTGAAAGATTAATCTGACAGGTTTCCATAACCTTCCTATCAAACTCCTCAAAACTCTCTGCATATTCTGCAGCTTTTCCTGTAAGTATCATCTACTTACCTCCTCTAATATTTTAGCACTCCTTTTGGAAATACTCTAAGGAGAGTTTCTGCATCTTTGACAGGATCTCTTTCTATTCCTTTTCCTGTCTCTGCTTTTACAACTACTCTAATAGCCTCTTTCAATTCTCTTTGTTTTGAAGGGCTAAAATGATCACCCTTCACAATAGCCAAGTGATTCCTTCGCAGAATCCTGCGAGCTATCTTTGGTTTCATCTTTCTTCTCCTTTATTCTTCATCCATCCTACTATATCACTTTTAGTTTCTATGTCTTTCATTCCTCTACCTCCTGAAAATAAAGTAAAAATCCATGTCTGTACAGCACATTACTTGTGTACATAGGATCAAACTGCATCACATGTAATGCCAAGTTTGGCACAGCTAGCCTTTCGCTTGATTCTACCTTCACTATTGGATAGCATGTAGCATCAATCTTTGCTTTTAACATCTTTCTCACCTCCCTTCATAATTTAATTAGTCTATGATAGTATAACTTTTCCATCATCATCTTCAGTGACAAGGTACACATCATGATCTGTACCTTGTAGAGGATCTACTGCAGCTTTGACAATCATAGGACAGGTTATCCAAATACTTCCGTCAACATCATCTTCTACTTCTAATTTACTATCACAATATTTACATAACATAACACACCTCCTGTCAACAGTTTAACCTACCTTTCATTTTCATACCTATTATACCATAAAAAATCATAGGTGTCAAGGAAATAATGATGCCAGTTTGCATTTACAGTACGACCACAGACCGTTCAATTATTGAACAATCATTACATATTCTTTAATGCTTCAAGTTGCTCTCTATCCTTCTTCAACACTTTGTCTACATGTGCATCTGTTTCCTCACTAGACATAGGCCTAGCTCGGTCATCACCCTTTTTAGGCTTAGATGATTCGGCAGGTATAATA